GGGGGAAAACGGCAAAGCCTTGATATATCTAGCTTTGTAGGGGTCATTTTCCCATTTTCCCCATTTTCCCCTGTTTTTATGTTTTTGGTGTGTTTAATTAGTAAGTCTGCTATTGGTAGTATAATGCCAGCACCGCCCGTTATTATGCCAGCGGTATTACTGCCGTAATAATACCAGCCGACACAGCCAAGCGATGCCAAACAGGGCTAAAATGGGCAGATGTGTTATAAAATGGCACATTACCGCCAAATTCAAAATGAGCTTTAATTAAAATCTTGCATGACTGATAGCACTTGGCGGGGGGTATGAAAAACTTCCAAACACCGCCCCAGCGGACACCGCACCCCATCTCTTGTATAAAAAAATTTCTTATTTTTGTAATTTTTTTCCTGATTTTATCCGTATTGATTTAAAATAGGCAAAAATCATTATGTAAATATTCCCATATGATAAGATAGGTGATATATGGGATAAATTGGGCGGAAAAACTTCCAAACCACCCAGACCAACAGGGGCGGTTTTAAAGTAAAATTAGCTATTGCTAGAAATCCACCCCACTATCTTTATTTTGCGTTGTTAAAACCCTATAGGGGCTTATCCGTCCCAAAGTTAAGATTTTTTGGGGCAAGTGCTAAATTGCAATACCTTGATTTTTGTATCTCTATTTGTATCTCTGCTGGGTACGGTTTTTAATAACTGTTTATAAATCAATATGTTATATTATTTGTTAAGGTGACGCCATCTCCACCAAATAAATCCTTAAAAGTCAATTACTTAGGTGATTGGCTTTTTTATTTGACTTATTTTTGACTTATTTTACTTTTCTTAAGCCTCATTCGTACTTACCTTGCCATTGCTCTTAAGCACGGGCAGCGCAAATCGCCCTGTAGCTGGTAACTCTTGCGTACCGCACCAGCGATAGCCAAGCACGCGGCTTTTGTCAAATGGCGCAATGCTGACTTGGTCGGACTGATTACCGCCCAGCACCATCAGATTACCACGGCTATCATGACCGACGACAAAGCCGACATGACCGCTTGAGCCCGTGCGACTACCCCGCCAAAAGACGACCACGCACCCATAGGCAGGATTATTGAGCTTGGTGCCAGCCGTCAGCCACGCACGAGCCATCGGGAATGATTTGGGGATGTGTCGCCCTAGTCCTGCTTTAGCAAGCACACCGCCGACAAAGCCCCCGCACCATGCTGTTTCGTCGTTTTGAAACGCCCCAACTTGACGCTGACCCGTCGCAGCAAACGCCGCACGCCATAGCTCAAGCACAATCGGATTATGCTTAGCGCCCTTAATCTCTCGTATGCCTAGATAGCCACGTGCGATTTTAATCCAGTTTAATTCATTCATATTTTCACCTACTTAAAAATAGACTTAAATGTCAATTTAATCTCTGCGATAATCTCGCTTAGCTTTTTATCCGTCAATGACAATAGCGCCGACTGATACAAGATGCCGACGAGCGTCATGCCAAAGACACTGCACAGCATCATCACAAAGCCATGCGATGTGTGCGACCAGTGCGACCAGTCCATGTACTCGATGAGCCATGCACCCGACAAAAAGCCGAAGACCGCGCTAAATGTAATTTTCACAAACACGCCAAAGCTCAGCTTGAGCCTGCCATCGCTGTCAATATCGCCTGTCAATGTCATCGCAAAGACTGCGCCGATAATCACGGCAAAGACTTTGACGAAAAACGGTAAATCCGCTAAATTATTTGGCATTACTCCTCCTATAAACCTGTTAAGTCCACCAAAAGCGGTGGTTGTGTTGCTGTTAATACGTTGCTTGGCACATCGCCAAAACCTCTGAGCGTGTTACCATCTCGCCAGTAAAAATACCTAGCACTGGTATCATGCTCATACGACCCCGTGTACGACTCATAATATCCATTGCTGTAAGTTGTGTGAGCGGGTGAACGTGTATATAACAAGCCGTATTGTTTACTAGGGTCTAACAACAAGTCGTTTTGTGCATAACCAAGAATTTTTAAATATTTCAGCCTGCTATCAAAAATCAGCTCGCCCGTGGTTTCACTGTAGATTTTTAGACCTGCCAGCCCTGTTGTTACTGCAGTAGCGGGATTGCCAAACAGATAAAAAGTATTGATTGCATGCTGCACAGAAACGGATATTAGTGCACGAGCACGACCGCTAATGTTGTGTGTCACCCATAGCCCAATCGCAGAGCTTTGGCTATTTGCGATTGGCAAGACCACCACGCCCAGATGGTCAAAGCTTACCTGCATAGGCAAGTTTCCCCGGTGCCGTTGCATATACTCAGCACTCAATGTCACTTTTTGTACCAATGCAATATTTTTGTGTTTGCCATCAATCAAAATCTGACCATTTGGCTTATATAGGCGTATCATAAACTTGCCACTCCTATATAGAGTTTCTGCGTCAATGGCGTGCGATTGTTGTAAGTAACCCTATTGCCGCTTTGGCTTAACTGTAGCACCTTGTCCATTGCCGAATCATATTCTTCGGCACCGTAGGGGCTGTAATCAGCAAACCAAAAGGCAAAGACCGCACCCGACTCATTAACCACAATTTCGCCAGCGGTATTTTGCGGCACATCGCGAATCTCTATGATGCGCGATGTGTTACTCGCCAAATCAAACAAAACCCTGCCAGTAGCAGGGTCATAGCATTTGATATTTGCACTCATAACAATCCCATCTCCATCAATAATCGACCTTGTGGGTCTCTTAGCTCAATCTTAGAGCCCGTGTAAGTAAATGTACCCCGACTATCGCTAGTCGTCAGTGTGCCGATATTAGCCGACAACGCCGACAAGCTCTGGATGCTTGCTTTGTTAATCTTGGCAATATCGATTGAGCCATTAGCGATACAAGCATTGTCGATGTATGTACCAGCAGGGACTGATACGCCATTGACCGTGCGGGGCATGGTTTGTACCGTGAACGGTAAAACGCCTTTACTCGTACCGGTAGGCGGTGCGATATAAAACTGGTCAGCACGCACGGCAAACGCTGATACGCCATTGCTACTCATCAAGCCGATGCCCGACACAATCCCGCCAGTTTGCACCTTGATTGTGTGCTGAGCTGATAGACCGTCAGCGGTGGCTTTGACTTGGCTGATTTGCTCCAATGCAGCTTGATTGGCACTATCCACATCTTCAGGGGCAGGCGTCCAATCGGTTGCGATAGTGCCAACTTCGAGCTTTGGCTTGCTGATCACAATGTCATTATTTGATGACACATTGTTGATCAAAATATTAGCAAACTCAACATTTTTGATTTTTAGATCAGTAAAGTTGTAAGTCTTGCTAATGCGCCCACTGTATGATGCAATCGGTGCATTAAGCGTGGCGTGAATCCACCACACTGCATCGTTAGACATAATCGCTTTAATCTCAACGGTGATGCGGTATAAATCGCCATTGCGCTGTAGGTTATTGCATTTAACGTCAGCCGAAATGGTAAGATTATTTACGCTCGACCAGTCGTATTGTGCAACGCTAAAGCTTTTTGCTTGCCAAGTGATCGCGCCGCGTGCAGTCAATTGCTGATTGCTATCTAATATTAGATTACGACCGCCTACACTAATATTATCAATCTTAGCCGTCAGCGTCTGTTGAGTCTGTGCAATTGCTTGCTTAGCATCACTTGCTGACTGCTCAGCAGTAGCAACACGAGCAGAGAGCGACGCATCAGCAGACTTATATGCACTATCTAGCGCTGTGATGCGCTATGATAATGTGTTATCAGCACTAGCGCGGGCTTGTTGTTCGGCGGTGATACTACTATTGAGCGCTCTGTCAGCACTCTTATAGCTTGCATCGAGCGTATCGATACGCTGAGACAAAGCATTATCAGCGTTGGTTACAGTCTGCTGTAGCGCGCTGATGTTTGCATTAGTCTGCACAAATTGAGCATCAATGTCTTCAGGGGCAGGTGTCCAATCGGTTGCGATAGTGCCAACTTCGAGCTTGGGCTTACCGATCACAATGTCACTATTTGATGACACGTTGTTGATCAAGATATTAGCAAACTCGACATTTTTGATTTTTAAATCAGTAAAGTTGTAAGTTTGGCTAATGCGTCCGCTGTATGACGCAATTGGTGCATTGAGCGTCGAATGAAACCACCACACTGCATTGTTAGACATAATGGCTTTAATCTCAACGGTGATGCGATATAAATCGCCATTGCGTTGTAGATTATTGCATTTAACGTCAGCCAAAATGGTAAGATTATTAACGCTTGACCAATCGTACTGCGCAACGCTAAAATTTTTGGCTTGCCAAGTGACTGCGCCGCGAGCGACTAGTTGCTGATTGCTGTCTAATATTAGATTGCGAGCGCCGACTCTCAAACTATCAAACTGACTACTCATCGCATCAAGTCGCTGAGCCGTTGCACTATCTGCATCGCTTAGCGTCCGCAATTGGCTTGTGATACTTGCTTTATTGCTTTGATAGTCTGAGTTTAGATTATCAATACGTTGGCTTAGTGCATTATCTGCTGTACTGCGTGCTTGAGCTTCTGCTGTGACGCTTGCCGTACTTGCTTTGGTGCTATTTAGCGTGTTGTAGATCGCTTGTAGTGTATCGACACGACGAGACATGGCACTGTCTTTGTCAGTGAGTGACTGCTCAAGCGTTGCAATCTTAGCATTAGCTTGTGTATCAGCAGACTTATACGCACTGTCTAACGCCGTGATACGCTGAGATAGTGCATTATCGGCGCTCGTGCGTGCTTGTTGCTCAGCGGTGATACTGGCTGTATTTGCGCCAATGTCAGCGCTCATGCGTTGTATGCTTGTCGCTTGTCCTGCCTGTGTTTGCTTAATCGCTGTGATTTCGCTATTGGCATTATCCGACGCTGTCTTAAGCTGTGTATAACGCTGTGACAGCTCGCCCGTTGTCACCGCCAAATCACGGATGCTTGATGTATGACCGCCGACGGTTTGGGTCAGATTAGCAAGCTCAAGCGTTTTTGCATTATTCGCAGACTGCAACGCTGTAATATCGGCAATCGCTGCGCTGATGCGGTTGCGCTCGGTGGTGATATTGCTAACTGCTGTACTTAGGTCAGTCTTGGCTTTGGCAATATCAGCTTTGGCGGTAGTCATGCTTGCATTGAGCGCTGATAAATCAATCTTTGCAGTGTTGAGACTGTTTTCAAGCGTGCCAATTTTGCCGATTGGCGTACTCAAATCTTGATGTAGCTGACTTGCTGTAATCTGACCTGTCAGCAGGCTAAGCACTTTATCCGCTTGTGCTTCAGTCGTGCCACTTGTCCAATCCGTCCAGTCAGACACATTGCCAAGCTTATCAACGATACGGGCACGGTAAAACTGTGTCAAATTGCCTTGCAGGCCATTGACTGTATGCTTGTCAGTCGGATAAGCAAATGTACCAAGTGTGGCGATATTACTGCGACCATCTGGGCTGACTTGGATTTCGATGTAGTTGGTGTCGTCCGAGCCTGCATTAAAAATCCAACCAAGCTCCATACTAAACAGACCGCCTTTGGCGTATAGGCGTGCAGGGCGTGGCGGTTTGCCGACTTTGCCTGTGATGGCGGTAAGTTGGCTAGTCGTGGCAAGGCTCTCATTGTCGAATGCGTCAATCGCACGAACACGGGCTTGATAATTGCCACTGTACACATTGTCAATGTCGATAGATTGGCTTGCGGTTTTTGGTAAAGCAATCCAAGTATCGCTGTCGTCTTTTCGCCACTCGACACGATAAGCCACTGCACTGATGACTTGTGACCAGTCAATGCTAAGCTTGGTGATGCTGACGCCTTGCTCGACACGCACGGATTGGCTGATAGTTACCGTCTCAGGTGCGCTAATCACCGCCGTTGGGATGACGCTCACAGGCTTTGGCAAGGCACGGATGTCAATCTCGGCAGCGGCAAATTTGTCAGGATTGTACTCAACGCCTGTAATGGTAAACTTGGCAGGCTCAGACTGCACAATCGACATCACTCGTAGCTTGAGCGTCTGCAAATCGGTGCTATCCATCGCCCAGACGGCATCGACTTCGGCACGCTCAAAGGCAGTCTGTACGGTGATTTTGTTGCCATTGATGGCGGTGATGGTGCGTGTTTCGGTCACGCCGTCATTGCCATTGATCATCAGCATATCGCCACTTGCCAAAGGCTTGGTAATGGCACGGTCTAGGGTGATGATATTGTCATCAATCGCCTGCACACGACCGCCATTATCACGGCCTGCCAGCACATGATCAGACACGGCAATCACCGAGCCCACATGGGGCAAATAGCCGTCCAAGCCCACGCTAAATGTCACTGTCTGCGTCTCAAGTGCTTCAGACAGCAGTGCCCACTTACCAAGTCTGATTGCTTGCGCTTGACTGGTACAGCCAAATGCAGACATATCAAGGGTTTTTACGCCGTATTTGGCGATGGCTTGTAGGTCTGGGACAATCTCATAAGTGGTCTTGTACTCATTATCTGGGTCATCATAGGCGACTTTGATTTGGGTGTGGCGTGCATAATTGGCGGTGCCTGAATACTCAAAATCACCGATGATATTGGCGCGGCTAAAAGTGTATAGCACATCTTTTGGCAAGTCAGCATCGACGATGATTTGCTCACCATCCCAATAGGTCAAAGCGTGAAAAATCCCTGCGATGTTTTGTAAAATCTTATAAGCATCTTCACGCTGCTGCAGATAGACATTACACGCATAACGGGGCTCACGACCGCCACGGCCATCATCCACCATCTCATCACAATATTGTGCCACACGGTACAGACTCCACTTGTCCAGATGTCCGATTAGGCGATCACCGAGCGCATAGCGACGAGCGGTGCATAGGTCATAGTAAATCCAAGCGGGGTTGTTCGAGTAGGCAAGCTTAAAAGTGCCGTCCCATAATCCTGCGTAAGTGCGTGTCACAGGGTCATAGTTAGTAGGCACTTGGATAATCATGCCGTGACATTCAGCGGCGAATTTTGGGATGTTATTAAAGATTTCGGCATTAAAGCGTAAGCCAATCAATGCCGTGCATGGATAGCGCAATTTGGCATCAATCACTTCGGTCAGTGCATCAATCGTCATGCGATCGCCGACCATTTCGCTGTCTTTGTTGGCGGTGAGACGGCGAACACGGATTGTCCAGTTATTCTTAGCAGTCGGTAGGTCAATGCGGTGACTGCGTTTGTAGCCTTGTGACGCCTTACCGCTAAATTTGGTCGCCAGCACTTCACGCCATACGCCACCATCGGTTTGTACATCAATGGCATATTCGATGGTATGGCCAACTCGATCGCCGTTATCTTTGGCGGTAAAAATCGCCCCAAAGCCCAGACGAATCACCACCGCTGATAGCTTGGTGTTACGTAGTTGGCGGACAAAAGCACGGTCATGGCGTAGCTCAACATTGACACTGGTCTCGTTCTCGACTGCTGGAAAACCGTGCAGGTGCTCTTGGTCAATCGTGCCCGTGCGCATCTCCCAGCTCACACCGCCAAAGTTCTCACCGCCGTTGTCATTAATCAGTGGCGTGCCGTCCAAATAGATAGACTTACCGCCATCGACCAAGCCTAAAATCTCACCTTCGCCAAGCCCATAGACGATGCCGACTTCATTGCCTGACTGCATATTGTCAGGCATGATATAAGGCTTGGTTGCTTGTTGTCCTTTTTTCGCTCCGATGATATGCATAATTTACCCCAAAAAAATTACATGTTTTCTCTGATTTCTGCCATTGATTTTTTGAGCATATTGCCAACAATGCCCTTGCCATTCACATCGCCACTGTGATTGTGCACTCGGGTACCATCACCGATCGCCGTATCATAAGCGGTAATACCTGCTGAGACGATAAAGCCGCCGATCAGCCTGCGACCATATAGGATGGGCACGGGATTGCCCTGAGCGGTGGTGGTGACAGCACCGCCAAAGCCTTTGTTTGGTTTATTGCCATCTTCATTGGCAGGGTCAAGTTTTGGTGTTTTTGCCATCAAACTTGCCACACCACCCAGCAGCAGCCC